TTGAGGCTATGAAGTCTTTAAGTCGGGAGAATGAGATGCTTAGGCGTGAGAATGAGAAGTTGCGAGAAGTTATATATACATTTAAGAGGAGGTGAATGATGGTTACGAGATTTTTAATTGATGTATTCTTTACCGCCTGTATCGTAGGCATGCCAGCTCTTGTGTGGTGTGTGTGGCGATATGGGATCGTGGAGGTTATGCGTTACTTTGGTCTACATTCAGATGAAGACATCTAGAATCTAGGATTCGAATCTACATGAAGGGAGGTGAGTGTGTATGTACACGTTAATTGTTAGAGATTTGCAAGGTGGAGGTATGGGAGAGAACGCAGTTAATAGGCGTTTCGTTTCTGCGTCTACTGCGTTGCAGTTCTTGAGAGATTGGGAACGTTCTATTGGCAGGCATCTGCCTATCCAATACAGCGGGTATCAATACTGCTGGGATGTGTATGACCCTAATGGTCGTAGACTAACTGATTTTATATAAGTCAAATCCACGATTTGAAATGGAGGGAGGTGAGAGTATGACTGAGCAAGAATGGACTAACAAAGCTAAAAGCCTTTTAGTAGGCAGAATGATTAGAGCCGTTGAGTATGTGTCAGTAGAAGAGTGTGAGAGTATGGGTTGGAGTAGTAGACCTTTAGCAATGCACTTGGATGATGGCACATGGATATTACCTATGCGTGATGATGAGGGTAATGATGGTGGAGCTATGGCGACAAGTGATGAGGAATTGGGAACGATCCCTGTTCTATGGTCTTAGTCTGACCACTTGAGTGGTCAGGCCAGGAATCTTAGATTCGAGAGAGGAGGTGAGTGTGTATGGATCGCACAAATAGTGAATGGATACGGCTAATTAAGCAAGCCGTATCTAATGGGTATCGTGTGTTTGATGGTAACCCGAATTATGAGGTGAAGAAGTATGAGGACTCTGATGAGTTCTATATTATAAGCCATTTTAATGATCACGTTATTGGGTTGCATGGTGATCTAGAGCGTGGGTATGGGCTGAACGGAAGTGAGTTTTATATCCATCATGATAGACCTGTGATGTTGCATGACTTAGTAGAGAGGAGGTGAAGTTGTAATGGAAGATGAAGATTGGGGCTATGGAGTAGCCCAATATGTAGACTTAGGTGACTTGTGTGTGCATTGTGAGGAGTCCACGGCTTTTGGTAGTGGGAGGTTTGTGAATCGCTATCCCGTTAGTGAATTAGATGTGAACTGTGATGGTGTGTATTACACGGGTTACTGTTGTTATGTATGTGAAGAGGAGTTTGAGGCAGAGCATAAAGCCGATGTATAGGGATACTTGACATCGTTTGAGTACTGTGCTAGTTTAAGAGTATTGAGAGAGGAGGTGAATCATGGATAAACCTAAAGTTATCCCACCTTGCACATGGGAGGATTTGTCATGGGATCAACGAGAAGTAACATATCACGTTGATAATACGGAGCCTCTGTTTCGGCAGAAGGAAGCCATTATCATGAAGTTAGAAAAGCTCTACGATAAGGGTGTGTTTGAATTACCGTTAGCCCATAAAGCCTTTATGCACTTAGTGAATATGACTTGTAAGCATTACTTGTATCCGCACAATAAGAGCGATTGGCATAAGATATTTCCTATTGCGGATCGTAGGGTAGTGGCGTGGTATTACGCTACGAGAGTATGGGAAGCATGTAAAGGTTGGGAAGAGTGGGGCTGTCAAGACAGAATCACAAGACCATTTATAGAAGCTGTAAACATATAGAGAGGAGGTGAATGCTATGAGCATCACTAAAGCACAAGTGCGAGAAGCACTAGACGCTGATGTGATTCGTGGCGATGGGCATACAATCTATGCACCAGCGTTTTATGAGGATCACTTTGACGTTACGCACCTGGAAATAGAGTACAAGTCTGACTACTCAAGTGGTAAGTCTACAATCTATGACAATGAGGGTGTGCCTATGGAGAGTACGAGGGGAGTGTATAACCTTCGATTCTTGCAATGGCTTGCTAAAGAGCTAGATGTAGACTACCCATCTATGGGTGGTAGAGGCTCTCAAGCTAGTGCGATAGCGAGAGCTATCGCTAGTTGGTCTAAGTCTGACTAACGGTTTGGAGTGTCCACCACAGTGGACACTCTCTGCCGATGTTCAGATAGAGCATCATTGAGAGGAGAAGTATGAGTAATGTATTAACAGATATAGAGCTTGACGAGCTTGCCTTAATTGGTGATGTCATCAAGGTGTCGCTTGAATGTGACATCAATGAGACAGGGGTTCCGTGTCGTACTGACAGGTTTATGGCTGTTGAGGCGATGGTTCGGTATCTTGAGATCCATGATTATGTGTGTGTGTATGATCCCGACAATTTCCAATAAGGAGGTGAGTTATGCGGAAAACAAAAAGGATAATACTATTTGAGGAGGAAGCACATGGTAGAGCTATTGAATCCATCTTCAGATTCCAAGATAGTACCGACTTATATAAAGCTACGGTAAAGCGGAATATGCGGTGGGGTTCTGTGTTCAAGTGGAGTGACACCAATGGTTGGTTACACCTCGTAGGAACAGAGAGCTTTAGCGATAAGCAAACTATTGAGGATTTGATGTGCTTGGCTGAGAGATTCCATTATGAAATGATAGGAGGTGAGTAATGAAAAGTGCAAGCGTATTTATCAGTTTGGTAGTAGGGGAAACTAATATCCCTGCTTCCATGCTGTTTGAAGATGAGGAGTTCTTGCGTGAGACAATAGATTTGTCAAAGCAGGGATTGTCAGTAACGGAGCTAGCCGATGAGATGATTCATTGGTGTGAGCTTAATTATTAAATGAAAGGAGTCAGTATGACTGACGAAGATAAATATGAATATGACAATGACTATGGGTGTATGGCTTTACGCCATGCTCATCGTGCATTAGAGCAACTACAAGAAATGTGGAATGCTACACCCAAGACTGGGTATGGACATGAGCAATACTCAGAAGTCATGGGGTGGCTAATAGGCTACATAGACAATGTGCAATATCTAGGGCTGGCAGAGTTTGAGCTAGACCTAGACTCACTCAAGGAAGGAGGCTTAGTATGAATGCGAAAGATATGACTGCTGAACAAATAGCAGAAGAGTATCGCAGGATTCCTGAGTATGACAGAGACAAGGACACTGAAAGGCTCTGCTCAATACTAGCAGGCGAACTTGCCGATCAGTTGTGTAAGTTACCGTACTCTGAGCTGCCCCATAAGGAGCGACATGCTCTGTTGGTTGGCATAATCAATGATCTACCTTTATACCTTTAAGGAGGTGAACAATGAAATACACAATATGGTTAGAAGGCACTAGTTGGTGTATCTCTGACATAGATAAAAAGCAATTAAACCGAACTTTAGACGCATTACACGAAAAAGGTTACTCACCGATTAATCCTAATTCGCCTAAAGTTATGATCTCTAAACATGAAAGGAGGTGAGGTATGGCAAGATACCAAGTAGAGCTGATGCACACCTACAGATTTGTAGAATTTGTAGAGGTGGAGATGCCCGACAATTACGGTTACAATCTTGCAACTTGTGATGAGTTGTGGGATAAGGCTAGACAACTAAGTGATCCTTACAAGCAAGATGAGGAGGGTGTCACAGGTTGGCTTGATTGCATAGAGTGGGATGAAGAACCCGCAGAGATATGTGACTGTTCCAGAATAGAAGGAGAGTAATATGCTGACAGTAGGTTCACTATGCACAGGCATTGGTGGTCTCGAATTGGCGCTTCGCCAAGTCTTGACCACTGAACTCTTGTGGGTAAGTGAAACAGACCCAAGTGCATCACAAGTATTAGAGCATCGCTTCGGTGTTCCTAACTTGGGTGACTTAACAGAGATAAGTAAACCACCTAAAGTGGACATAGTAATGGCAGGGTTCCCCTGTCAACCAGTTTCATACGCTGGGGAAAGGAAAGGTATAGATGATAAACGATGGCTCATTGAGGATGTTTGCCGAGTTGCGAGTGAAGCGCAAGCGAGGTTCCTCATCCTTGAAAACGTCAGAGGATTGCTTACCGCTAACAACGGGGAAGCTCTTGCAAGAGTCTGTGCAGAAATGGCATACAACGGTTTCGGCAGATGGGAATGGGATACTCTACGAGCGTCTAGAGTCGGAACTCCACACAGACGTGATAGATGGTTCTGCATTGCTACCAACTCCAAGGGCAGCAATGGCAGATGGTCGCAACATGAAGCCGTGGTTGAGACCATTAGACAAGCCACAGAACTTAGAGAACGCAATAGCAAGGATGCCTCTATTGCCGACACCGCAGGCTGGGGACTGCAAGGTGTTCGGGCCAGGAATAGACTGGAAGAATCGGAAGGAGACACGGCAACCTTCAGTAGCTTCGGTCCTTATGAACCTGCTATACGAAGATGGGAAGCCATCACGGGAGTGATGCCACCACACCCTGTCTGTGACAGAGGTGTAGAGCCTGCATTCGTAGAGTGGATCATGGGATTTGACAAGGGGTGGGTGACGGACCTAGGCTTGTCAATGACAGCAGAACTCAAGACATTAGGTAACGCTGTCGTACCACTCCAAGGAGCAGTAGCCCTTGGCGTGTTACTTCAACGACTACTAGAGATATAGGAGAAGCAATGGTATTGAAAGAGCAGACAGTGATGTGGTTACATCACATTGTGTATGAGAACTTAGAGCAACTTGTAATAGAGCTTGAAGATTGTAGATTCGAGGCAGCCGAACGGCGAGCCAAACGAGTCATGCGTTACATCGGTACTTTGCAGTTGCATGAGACAGTTGAAGACCCGAAAGTGGACTTCTCAGAACTAAGAAAGGAGGGCAAGCATGAAATTAGCGATTAGAGAGACATTCGTACAGCATTACTGCAAGAGGTGTGACAGGAGCTTTGGCACACTAGTCAATGCTGTTAAATACAACGAATACATCAACGGCAACAAGAGTGTCATGGATGTGTTCCCTAACGATCCAGCACCATTCAGAGAGATACTGATACAGGATCATCGTAGACGTAACGGTGGCATGTATCATCCGATATGTGATGACTGTTGGAATAAATTAGAGGAAGAATAATAAAATCATGTAGGTGGGGCTAGTCGGTACTCCTTTCCCGAAGAAGGGCAACCTGCGCCTAGCGTCAAACAGAAACATTAGACATAACATGGCATCTGTAAGGTCTGTCCGCCCCTACTACAACTAGGAGAAAACTATGGATAAAAGAAAAATCTACAAACTCACAGACAACTTAATAGATTTATTCAAAGTTGTTATTGAGTTACAACAAGCTCTTGATGAAATCATTGAAGGACTAGAACCTGAAATTGAAACCATTGAGGATAATGTCGTTGAGTTACGGCGACACATGAATAGAAACCAGTCAGATTTGTATTACACAGAGGAGGATTAAATGCACAATCTAACATACCTATCAACAGGACCATATCAAGAAGAGGAGGTGAATATGGAACAATGGGAACATGATCGAGTGGCAGGCAGAGAAGCCATGATGCGTTTACTAACTGTCATAGATGCGATGAAGCACAGCGACTTTCTCCTGGCTTTAGAGACAGATAAACAAGACATAGGCATGGACATGAACAAACTCTTGGTCAGACTCAAGAGACTGCATAGATGGCAGAACAGGCTAGAGCGATGGCTGAAAGTAATCTCATACCACAAGAGACAGACTATCTATGACGTTGTTAACCTACATGGCTACGGCGGTAATGCACACACAGCTAAGTGGTTAGGTTTGTCTCGCCAGCGTATACACATGCTGTGCAAGGAAGCTGAGGAAGAACGCCTCAGACAATACACAGCGAAAGATATACAGTAATGAAAGTATTAGTAGCGTGTGAATACTCAGGAACAGTCCGAGAGGCTTTCAGGAAGAAAGGTCACGATGCTATCTCATGTGACATCATCCCAACTGAGATACCTGGCCCACACTATGAAGGCGACATCTTTGATATTCTATATGATGACTGGGACATAATGATTGCACACCCACCATGCACTTACTTATCTAATGCTGGAGCTAAACATTTGTATCCCCAAAAGGGAGTACTAAATGTTGAACGATATGAGAAAGGTATGGAAGCAAAAGATTTCTTTATGAAACTATGGGAGGTAACGCACATACCTAAAGTTTGTGTTGAGAATCCTATAAGTAGTAAGGTGTTCGAAATGCCTATGCACACTCAAGAGATACAGCCTTATGAATATGGGCATCCTTTATCTAAGAGAACTAGGTTATGGTTGAGGAACCTACCGCTATTACAACCAACAAACATTGTTGAAAAGGAAGAGAATTGTCACGGCGCTAAAGGTAGCTGGTACAACCAAGGTGGTTTAGATCGGCAGAAACGCCGAGCTAAATTCTTTCAAGGTTGGGCTGATGCAATGGCAGATCAATGGGGAGGAACAAATGTTTAACACAGAACACGCTGCGTGCAAAGGACAACAAAAACTTTTTTTTGCAGAAAAAAGTAGAGTCAAAGTTAGACAGGCACAAATGATATGTCAAACCTGTCCAGTCTTAGAAGAGTGTAGAGAGTACGCAGTAACCAACCGTGTGTACTACGGGGTATGGGGAGGCTACAATCGTACTCAGTTAAACGCTGAACGTAGACGTAGAGGAATTGTCCTACCCATGCACTACAGTCATACTGTGAACAAAGGGAAAAGAGGAAGAGGTGCTTGACCCTGTAGACTCTATACAGTATAACTGTATAATGGTATTTAAGAATCCCATAAAGATTCTTAAATACCTAAACAGTAACGTTACAGTTGGGGCTGGGCTAAGTGCGCTTCTCCCTCTCTCTCGGCTCAGTTCCAACTGTACAATAAGGAGAAGCAAATGCAAGAAATAAAATTAAGGCAAAGTTTCATAAACACTTTCCTTCGATGCCCTGAACAAGCACGCCAAGAGCGTCTTGGTTTGGTCCAACAAAAGGAAAGTAGTGACCTGCTTCGTGGAAACGCTGTCCATGCTGCTATAGAACACGCAGGACTGTTATCACTTGGCGGACAACACGATGTAGACTATGACGAAATCATAGATGTCACTGACACATACATTGCTGATAACGCTAATGACGTTGAAGTGTGGAGGCAAGAATACGATTCCGTTGTTGATACTTGCCGAGCTAATGTAACTACATGGTACAACGATCTCTGGCCCTCACTTGATCCAGTAGCAGTAGAGCAAACGTTTAGTAAATCAATGGGAGTGCGTCACGGAATACAACTCACATTAACAGGGACCGCTGACTGGACAGACAAGAGCGGTGTCCTATGGGATTGGAAGAATCCATCACGCCATTATCAAGCATGGGAGAAGAAACGTTGGGATATCCAATCTCACGCCTATACTTGGGCATTAGAAAAAGAACAATTTAATTTAGCCGTGTTTGCAAAAGGCAAACTACAGGTGATAGAAATACATAGAAGCGAAGCTGAGAAGCAAGCGTTCATAGAACTTTGCTGGTCCATAGTACCGACACTACTGACCATTGATGAAGCCAGTACCTGGCCGATGCGATGGGAAGGGTGGCATTGCTCACCCAAGTGGTGTCCAGTATGGCAGGCAGGTAAATGCAGAGGTGAACACCTCGAAATAGAGCCTTGGTAAACAAGGAGAAAGAGAGTAATAATGGGACAGGCAAAGATAAGTGTAATGTTTACGCAGAAAATATCTGAACAGCCTTACGAGACAAGTGACTACTCACTAACGATTGAGCGCACTGTTGACGACACAGGAGAAGCCGAAATAATGGAGCAATCACAGCTCTTATTTGAGATGGCTAAATCAGAAGTGTTGAAACAAGCAGGTCAAGAGTTTGACATGAGTGACACAGGCGTAGTGATGCGCCGACTCAAAAGTGCTGTTCCCCAAGCTACAAGTAGTGCGTCAAGCGCCCCTACGCAAGCACCCACCAATAGTAGCCAAAGTGGTCCAACGGCTAAATCCATAGCAGCACCACCAGCTAGACCAGCACCTTCAGGTGGTAAAATCACAGGCAGGACATACAAGCGAACACTTACCTGTGTAGGAAAGGATTCAGACAAGAAGCAAGCAGCGTTCAATATACTTGCATTCCAACCAGCTACATGGATGGGTGACACAGGCGAACAGCGAGTGTACACAGTCAAGGAACACGCTGATGGTTCAACAGACACCACGAATCGTGGAACTAACTATCCTAACTTCTCTATCACAGCAGATGCACTCAAGCACTGTGGCATTGCGGTAGAGCGAGACTATGGTGTATGGATCAACGATGGTGATAGTAACGTGCCATTAAAGGTCTGGGATCAAGTCGGGGGACAGACAGAAGCTGATGCCATTGAATGGGATTGGGTAACTCGCAGGGCAGAGCTACAACAATTCGCTTATCAGGCTAAGTAATGTCGGAGGGTGCAACAACCCTCACTGAGGAAGAGGTCAAGGCCAGGATAAATGGTCTTGACCTCTCCCAAGAGGGAGACAAATACAAATTTTTTAAGCCAACATCAGAAGCTGTAGATAAGTGGGTGCAATACGCTAAGGGAAGCCATGACTGCTTCTACCTCGGATTGCAAGACATAGACTCCAAGATGCGAGGCATCTGGCCCTCAGATGTTTTAGTCGTTACAGGCAGAGCGCACTCAGGCAAGAGCGCTGTTCTTCTATCAAGTATCGCCAGAAACTTGCAAGAGAATCCTGACTTTTACGGAGTCATCTACACACCTGATGAACCTGAGATTCTTGTAGTCTCTAAGCTCTATGCTTTGCTGTTCAAACGTAACTTAGCTGAAGTAGAGGAAGCTCTACGCATAGAAGATCGAGATGTGGTATCAGAGATAAACGAAGCTAGAGATGGCTTTCTAGATCGTGTCAAGATATTCCCTAGCGCTATGACGTTTGAAGACATGAGCGAAGCAATGAGCGAATGTGAAGACTACTGGCAAAGCAAACCAGGTTTTGTAATGGTGGATTTCCTAGAGCAACTACCCAAAGCATCAGGTTATGAAGGCGTATCAAACGTTCTTAAAGGCTTGAAAGAATGGGCAGAACATCAGAACCTACCTGTAGGACTTGTACATCAATCAGGGAAATCGTCACAACGAGGAACCTCAAATGGTATGAACTCAGGCAAGTTCAACGCAGACGAATACGCAATACAACAACTAAACGTATTCCGAAAGCGTGAAGACCCTAAGCTATCAGACGAGGAACGGCGCATACATAGCGTCAGCGTATCGCTAGACCTATGCAAGAACAAGCGCCCACCCTGTCAGATAACATCTCCACCTGTTGACTACTACATGGACCCTGCTTGCGGATTCGTTCGTGAATACTATGAGTCAGACATACCAGAGGATGAGCGATGGCTGGAATAAAAGACGTACTAGAAGACTTTGCAAGCCTCCACGAAGGCGGTGCAATAGCCTTAGTGAAAGACAGGGTACGACCACACACCAAAGACATCACAGACGAAATTTACCAAGAAGCCATAGCGGAACATCTTGGAGGCGATGTTCCTTTGGGCGTGTACCCTCTATGGGAACGGAACAACGTTTGGATGGTAAGTTGGGTAGCCGTAGACTTAGACGAAGGCGAACTATCAAGCGTACATGCAGACAATCTGATCACCTTGTTAGATCAGATGAGTATAAAAGCATGGAAAGAACCTTCACGCAGTAAAGGCTACCATGTATGGGTATACCTCAAAGAAGCCTTATCAGCTCAAGTTGCACGCAAAGGAATGATAGGGGCGTGCAGAACAGTAGACGTACCCATTCGAGAAGTCTACCCAAAGCAAGTCAAACTAGAGGAAGGCAAGATAGGCAACTGCCTACGCTTACCGTATCCCAAGATCAGAGACAAGGATAGGCAAGTCGTAGAGGGCTACACACTAGAAGAGTTCACGAAAGAAGCTATAGTAAAACGAACTCCACCAGGTGTGTACCGCAAACTTATGCAACTACACAGAGCCACTGAACCTGCGAAACTCAAACAAGTTTCAGCAGGGACCAAGACAGAAGGTCAATTTTATGGTTCAGCTCAACGCATATGGGATAACCCTACTCTAAAAGAAGACAGGTCAGCCACCTTGTTTAGCTTTGCTTGTAGCCTGCTATGGCAAGAATACTCAATAGACGCTACAGTGGATTGGGTGAGACGACTAGACGACAAACTAGAAAAGTTTACTGACAGAGATGACAGAGAGCAACGCATACGAGATTTAGTAGACAGCGCTGCTAGAAAGAAAGCCCTTGATTAAACCATACAAGTTCTCAATCCCGCATAGACCTAAGAGTAAAGGTAGACCTAGAGTTACCAGCAAGAATGGTAAGCAATGGGCTTACACTCCTAAGGCTACAAGAGACTGGGAAGAGGTAGTGAAATCGTACTATAAAGGTCCGAAGTTCGAAGGACCAGTTTCCTTAAGCATTGTGTTAAGGAGTAATAAGGTTACCGTAACGGTTTCACCTCTTGAAACGGAAATGTCGCCCTTACGGGGCGACATTTCTAATTATGTCAAAGGTATAGAAGACGCACTCAACGGTTTAGCCTATGATGATGACAGACAAATACACCGTCTAGTAGGGAAGAAAAAATGAACAAACCTTTTCATCAAGGAACATACGCAGAACGTTTCCTATCTATGGGAGATGAAGCAGAGTCACAATTTGAAGCGCACAACACGCAATGGGCTAGGTTTGGATTTAACAGACCAGAAGGAATGACCAAGTTCCACTATCTACCTCACGTTATACGATACACACCAGACTATGTGCAAGCAGACCCAACTAGACTGGTAGAAGTTATGGGTATGGGCAAGACACCACTAAAAATAAAGATGGAAAAGATAGCGGCAATGCAATGGTGGGATGGTCTAGAAGCACCACTGTACTTGTGGGTGTGGTCTTCAACACGACAAAACTTTGCACAAGTAAAGTTTAGAGAACTAATGAATATCATTAATAAAAACGATGTGCCTCTAGGCAACTTTGCGGAAGGAAAGAAATACTTTTCAATAAGCTCTAAGCTCCTTCCGTGGGATGGTGACTGACGGGGTAGAGGGAGAAGAACTCTTTAACCGTTTGAAACTATTAAAGTTTCCATCGCTACGACCTGTCCGAACAAGAAGCCAAATACAAGGACTTAGCCAACGCTACTTTGAAACAGAAGCAGAAGCTCTCATGCACGCTAGGCCAGGCTTTGAACCTGACATGTCTACAGAACTGCACGAAGAGAAACATGAGAAGCTACGCATTGCAGTAGAAGACATGTTCAATCAACTAACAGACGAAGAGCAATGGATATACAACATGCTCGTAGATGTAGGGCTATCCATGCGTTTCGTAGCAAGATCATTAGGAATGCCAAAGACTACATTCGCAAGGCGCAGAGATGCCTTAGCAGAGAAGATGCGTAGACTACTCCTTGAACACGAAGTAGTCAGAGACAAACTAGGATTCTAAATCCTTAGTGTTAATACAATCCTGCAAGAAATAAGAGAAGCCTTCTATCCAATTCAGAATAGATGTTAAAGAAATCAAATTGCCTTTAGCTGACTCTTTCCAATTCTTAACAATCCCTCTAGCCTCTGCTTCCCCAAAGACTATAAGCACACCAAGTTCGCCTTCATGCCACTGACCATGCGTGCCGTCTAACATGTCTAATCTAGTTAGATTGAGTTGAATTTCCTGCTGTATCTCGTCTTCTATATCAAGACCTTCAATAGCCATCCACTCAGCCCACTCATGCTCGAACTGGCTATTGTGAGACATGTTTATCCTTTAAGACGTTCCTTCGCCAAAGACTTAACAGCAGATACGCCAGCAGCAACGCCAGCTATAACAGCACTACGAAGAGTAGATAAATCACTGACTACGAATACAGCTAAGAAAGATTGAACGGCTGTCCAACAAGCTCGTTCACACCAATCTTTGAAGTTAAAAGGTACACGTTGTTCTGTCATAATAATTCCTTACCGTTGGACCATGCCCAACATTTGACTTGGATCAGAGCGCATAAAACGTTGCGCTCTTGCTTGAGGTGCATTTCCTCTTTGTCTGCCTTGTGCTGCAGCCTCAATAATTGCTTGCATATTAGGGTCCATCCTAAAAGATCGACTTTGGATTCCACCACCTAATGGAACCATTGTTGGTGTTTCATTAGGGTTAGATGGCATAGGTGTAGCAGGTGTAGGTCCACTACCTGGCCTACTAGGTAAAGGCATTGGCTGAGCTTCCCTAGGAAGTCGTGGTATAGGGTTCATTGGTGCTGTACCTAAACGTGCATCCCTTCTTCTTCCCCTACCTTGAGGCATCCTAGTAGCAGGAGAAAACCCCTGACTAATAGGAGACATACCTTGACCACCAGAAATAGAAGCTAACAAGTCTTGAATAGACATAGCCATTAGTATCTAGGCTTTCTAGGTTTACGTTTCTTAGGCACTAACCTCTCCTATAAGTAGAACGACCTTTAGATGGTCCTTGCCTAACTTTAGCAGCAGCAGCTTTACGAATATTTCTCATAAATTTATCTTTATCTATGATTCGAGGTTGATTACCTTTGTAAACGCCACCATGTGCCACGTTACGAGTAACAGTTTTAGGTCTAGCATTTTGAGGTGAGCCACCTTTGTAGCCTTGCGCTCTAACTTGTGGATACCCACCTTTAGTACCTTGAGGTTTGCTTCTAGGATAACCACCCTTAGAACCTTGACCTCTTGCACTTTGAGGAGAACCACCTTTATAGCCTTGAGCTTTAACTTGTGGGGAACCACCTTTGTAGCCTTGGGCTTTAACTTGAGGTGAGCCACCCCTTGTCCCTCGTGCTTTAACTTGTGGGTAACCACCTTTTCCACCAGTACCTTTACCGCTCTTAGGAACCGTTCTGGTTGGTTTGCCTTTACTCTTTGGCGCTCGTGGCGCTCTAACTTGTGGAGAACCGCCTTTACCGCCAGTGCCTTTACCACTCTTAGGAACCGTTCTAGTTCTGTTTTTAGTAGCAGTCATTTTTGATTTCTTAATTGTTTTCATTTTTTTAGTTTTAGAAACCCCACTGGTTTTCTTACGAGCACCAGATTGTTTAGTGCCTACCGCACTTGACTTTTTCTTTGTCGTGGTTCGACTGGACCCACCTCTACGATAAGCTGTATCTACTGATGGCATTCTTTCCTACTTTCCGAAGGGTCTGCCACCTTCAACGGCATTCCCTAATTTAGTTGATCTTAGATAAGCAGCGTTAGCTTTAGCAGCACGTTCCATATCCGCTTTATTCATATTAGAAGAAGAATCATACGGTTGACCATCATCTTGACCACCAAACGTATCCTCAAAGCTTCCGTAACCTTCACCTTTTGGCATAATTGCCTCCTAATCTATAGGTAAACTGTCCCATTATGAGAACAGCATCCTCCATGTATTGACTCCTACAATCCCATCTACGATAAGAAAGTCCCTGTACCTGTGTTGATAGCTACGAACAGCACGCTGTGTGAGTTTACCAAACACGCCATCAACAGGACCAGGATCAAACCCTATGTCCTTCAAACGCCCCTGAACGGCTCGTACAGCTTCACCACGGCTTCTACGCCGTCTAGACAAAGGCTTCCTAGCTAAAGACGCTCCTAGTCGCTCTAAATGCGTCTTAGCGCTCTCTCGTTCCCTGTTGTTAAGATTACTCTCAGTGACAGGCATACCCGCTTGTAACCAGTTATGTAAGAACGCACCAGGGCAAGCAGTTGGAGCAAGATCACGATGCCCTTTAACCCATAACTTATTACCGTATCTTCTTTGAATATCAGATACTAACCAGCGTATAGACTCTAATGCAAGCATAGAAACCAAGGCATCACCATTACCTGTGTAGCAAATAGATTCTGTTCTAGTATTCCAAGGTCGTGTCGCTGCCGATACAACGCCAGCTCCTCTCCCTTCGTAGATTATTCCCTGCTCATCTACTAGCCAGTTGTACGCTATAGCGTTCCAACCATTATGCCCTATATGATGCCGTTCAAAGGCTTGAACAGCATTAATACCTTTAGGAGGATTCTTCATTCCTGAATGATGTAAGGCTACACCCTTGACTCGTTTCTTATTAAGCCAAGTAAATTTATTACGAGGAGGAGTCGCATTCCAACCTTTTCTACTTATTATTGTTTTCGTCATCTTTCTCTTCTTAACTTGTCATTCCGTTCTTGTATCATGTCTGCATACACACGGTTTCTTCTGTATATTTCATTTCTTCGTAGCCTCGGAGTGTTAGCTCTCAAACCCGTACCACCAATAGTATTAAACCAAGTAGTTATTAAAGCTTCTTGTTTGCTTTCCTCATTAGGAAACAAACGTCGAGCCCTTCCAAGTAAAGGAAAGAAACTATCCATTGCATACAAAGAACTATCCCTAGCCACCCACCTACCATTGTCAGCTTTCTCAGCTAATCCCAATAAGCCCAAAGCCTCTCGTGCCATAGGGAAATCATATATAGCAGGCAACTGCTGATACCTACCTGTCAAAGGAATATCAGCAAACACTTGTTTGCCTGCCCACATCTCAATAGGAACCTTAAACGGAGGCATAGCAGACTCACCAAAAGCCCTAAGAGTTCCCTTAGCTAGACCCTTCACATCACCAGGATTCTCCATTTCTTTCAAGTACCTATTCAAATCCCTGAACGGCAAATCAGGCATGACGTAGGCTCTACTCCCACCAATCTTAAATGGCATTCGAATACCCATATTCTCATGGAACCAGTTAGGCATGATGCCATCAGCAGGACTTTGCAACTCAAGCTCACCCTTAACCTGATTCAAACGACTCCAAGCCTTTGGATTCTTACCTATAGAAGAAACCAACACAGGAATAATGTTCTTCTGCCAAACCCAAAACGGAGATGCCAATTTAATAAATTGATCTGCTTTAGTAAGGTCAGAGTAATCAAAGTGATATTTCATAACACTTCTATACGCATCCTCTATTGGGCTTCCTGTAGTCATCATGTGATGCGCTACAGCGCCACGCAGAATAAACTCAGTGTCTTGGTTTACGCTACGAATCGCTGAATACAATCTAAACTCAGCCTTTAAAGGGTTATTACTACCAACGAAACGACCACGCTGTGCCGTAGGCAAATCCATCATGTTTCTAACTTCCATAGAAACCTGACCACTCTGCGCCATACCAGCAGAATACCACTCTCTGAAAATTTGAAGCTCCTCTTTAGATACTCTTGTAGGACCGCCAACAGCTCTACCTTTAGCACCTAAATTGAAACCGCCGTCTTCAATGAGTTCATCTAAGCCTCGTACAACATCTTCCTTTGACGCTCTCTTAGCAGCTTCACGTTGTATCAGTTTCACACGAGCGTGCATGTACATAGGCACGCCAGCTATCTGATTATTAATCCACATGCCACCAAAGCCGTTACGCATAAAGAAACCTGGTGTTGATACAGCAGTAGCTTTCCACCAGTTTTGAAACTTCAAATATGCTTTTCCAAATTTATTAAATTTAGCAGGGTCTTGTAGCCTAGCAGCACTTTGAAACGCCTCAGCAAAAAACAGAACATACTCATCATCTGTAACATTAGTAATAAGCAAGTTATTTCCTAAAACGCTTTGAGTTCTTAGAGACAAAGGACTGTTCGTTCCTCCCATATATTCACCTGTGAACCCTACTAGCCAGTCATTAAGCGTATCCCCTGCTACGTCAGCTAAGTCATTTAATGCACGAGTATCATTAACTAGATTCCTAGCAATATCATTAAACGCATCTAACCTCTTTGTGTTTTGTTCAAGAGCTTCTTCAAATCCCATAGCACCCAACTGCCTAGGAAGAATACCTGAGTCCATATCCATTTGAAGATTGCCAAGATGCTCCTGTCTTTTATTATTAAGAGTTGCGTCACGGTTAACATTGTTAAAGTTAATTTCATCTCTGCTAGCCTCAAGTCCTCTAGTGATTTCTGTATTGCGATTTATCTCATCATACGTTCTACGAATAAAATCCGTAGTAGCATCCAACTCATCCCTCGCCACATTCAACGCTGCTTGACGTTGACGCTGTAACTCAAGTAACCTTCTCAACGCTATCGCTCGTTGTGCATTGTCACCTGTTGACAACGCAACTTCTAAAGCATCAATCTTAAACGCTATCTCATCTATCTCTAATAGATCAGACATTCTCAACACAGCGCCTTCACCACTCGCTGCACCCCTAGCCAAATCATCAGTAGCATTAACTAGTGACTGATAAAGATTATCAGGATGCAACTGTTGAGCTAACCTACGATATTCAGATATGCGCTCAACATATCTGACGAACTCAGGACTACCTGACGCTTTCGCTATAGCCATCAATTCTTTTTCAGCAGGCGTAAACGTAACAGCTTTACCTTTAAGACTGCCAGGTTTAAGGTCATTCAAGAACTTACTAATCTCTGGCCCCATCAAACCTTGCATCATCTTCTCATACTCACGAGCAGCATCATTTAACAAATCCGCTGTACGCACAGTAGGATCATCCATCACATTATTCAGATACGTTTTGTTCATTAAACGCAAATCTTCAAAGTTTCCAGCAAGCGCTACATCCAACTCATTCAACAAATCATCATAGAACTTTGCTAAATTAGGGTCTTCAACCGCAGCCATTGTTCTACGAATAGCGTTACCCAACTCGTACATGTCATTTAATTTAGAGGCTACAGTGTTGATAAACTCAACTGCCTCATCCATCGTGTTCAACACAGCATCACGATCATTTATTGCGTTCTTCAAATTAGGAGTAGCTCTCTTTGACTGTGCTTTCGCAGGAGATAGCAACGCAAACGCTTCAGGAGACAAATCCCTAACAGCTTCATAGTTGCCCATTTGTAATTGAGCTACAACCCTTTTAATGTTCTGCGATAACCCTTGTAGCCTAGCCACCTCAAGGCTTGCTTTCTGATAAGCAATCAACTGCTGTCGTGCAACACCAGTTAATTGAGGAGAAGTAAGTATATTATCTATACTTTCACCTCTAGCGATAAGACCAGCAGCAGTAAGCTGTTCTTCCAACTGAAGCATTCGATTAGCGTGAGAACCAATCTTCAGCTCTATATCTATTAAATCTTTACCATTGACTTCTTTAGTTCCATAATCAAGATTAAAATCTTTTGCAATATCATCTAAATCTCTTATTGCATCGTCTACTGACTTACCAAACAACGCACTTGCATTTGGCTTTTTGCTAGTATCACCAGATAAGAAAATACCTGCTTTACGCAAGTCACTTACAATACCTTGAACTCTTAACTGACCTTGCACTTGACTAATGTAACGAGTAATAACGCCTGAGAAATCACCACTAAATATATCAACATAGTCTCTTCCGTAGACTATCTCTCCAATGTCTTTCATTTGTTGTTGAACAGACTTACCTGCCTGTCCCTGATTTTTCAAAGGAGTCCCTAACCAAACATTAGTTATCTTCCTACCATCGGTAGATGTTCCTGTAAGTTTGACTCCTTCTTCATCTAACTTTCTTCCTAATTCTTGAATCCACTCTTCATCAGCTTTGTTGAAGAAATTTTCGTCTAATGTAATGCCTTTTTCTCTAGCTAGTTTTCTTGCTGCTCCTTGACTTACTCGCCCTTGACTATTTGTAGTCACTTCTCGAACAAACGCAGTAGGGGTCACATACTTTCTGCCCTTAGTAGCAGTCCCACGCAACACCTGAAAACTGTCATTAGTTACATTAAACAAATCAGAAGAAACGTCATCAGCAAGGTATCTTGTAACGTACAATTCATCACGAATAACTTGGAAGTCTTCAAGAACTCCTTTAGCCCTAGTTCCTAAACCATCCCAAAAGTTTCTAGCATCATCATACAAACTAGACATATCAGGGTCAGTGTAATAACGAGGGTCTATGTCTGAGATAAGGGGATTAGCTTGCGGAGCAATCCCCCCTCCAATAAACTTTTCTTCAGCAGAAACACGCATCATCAATTCATCAAGGTCAACACCTAACTTCTGAGCTTTGTCAGAAAGCCCAGTTAACTCAGTTAACGTTTCCTGCCCCCAACGACCAGACTTAATAGCCCAACTGTCACGCAACTCAGTTAACTTCCCTAAACTTCGTAACTCCTGAGCAGCGTCAGCATCACCCTTTACAGCTCGTCTACCTAACTCACGAAACGCTTTATTTATGTCATACTCAGGACTAAGGTTCTTAGCTATTGTAGCACCATACTTAGTAGCTACCGCAGCGCCTAGCAGTTTCCCTGCTGCACTATTAATAACTTGAATACCTCTACCTGTTTTGCCAAACTGCACTACCTCAACAGGCATACGTTTAGCTTGCCTTGCAGCAGCTACAATAGGATCAGCTATCCCTTCAAGAGACTTCCCTTGGCGTATAAGTTTCATTGTATTAACAACATCCCTACGCACAGCTTCGTCAGCTAAATCAAGAACTTCATCACCATATAACCAAGGGTTAGGAGAATTTTTAGGAATCTTAGCGCCAGGTAGCTGTGCTACACGGCGAGCATCCAAACTTTCACCGAGTTTAGGAGCAATCTTACGCAATGGCTTTTCAATAATTGTTCGACCTAATAAACCTGTACCTGGCAATGTAAAACCTAAACCTGCTTTAAGACCTACCATCTCTAAGGCTTCTGGTCCTGCCGCAGCAATAGACTTATTGGCAGCAACACGACCAGCAGCCTCACTAAGTAACTTCCTCACACTGGGGTCTGTAGCTTTATCAGCAGCAGAACTTAACTTAGCAGCGTACCTTGCAGGGTTAGCAGCTCTAGCAGCTACACCTAAACCAAAAGCATACGTTAATGGGTCTAGTGCTATATCAAGCCCTAGCCCCAATGCAAAGTCCAAAGGGCCAGGTAAGTCTACACCCCAATCACGCAAGACTTCACCCATCATAATGTTGTCGTCTACTTGGTTATACCATTCACCAAAGTTGAATCCTTTACCACTAAACAAATCACCTGTTTCTTTAATAGTTGAAACGACAATAGCTCTTGGCGTATCTATGATGTCGATGACATCTCCGAGTAGACCAAAGAATCCACCCCCACCGCCAGGCTTTTGAATGCTCTGTCCAACAACAAAATTAGCTTGAGGTAACTCGTAAGTAGTTGGTGCAACAAATGGTAAATTCTTATTAGGTCCACCGCTAAAGATGTCGTCTAATACTTTTTGACGACTTGCCCTCCGTACAGGTGGCTTTTCAGGTTGTTGCAGTTTTACGCTGTCAGCTACTTCTTGCCTCGATGGAATAGCCATTACTCTCCCAAAGGAACAGGACCATAATCAATGTCGTATTGGTCAAAGGCTTGCAATACGCTTTGTAGTTGATTGAAAGGAATAATGGTCGGTTGACCGTCTACCATTAGTGCATAACCTTCAGGCATTTGACTAGCAGCAAGCTCAGCTTGATCCAAACCAAGATTCTGAGCAGCAATATACTGTTCCACTGTAACAGGAACTTGCTGACCACCAAGCACAGTCGTCATCGTAGGATTATTAGGATCAGTGTAAGTATTATACGCATCACCCAACATTCCCAACTCACCATACGCCATAGCCACTGCAGGACTCATACCAATATCAGCGCCCATTATGATGTAAGATTGCATTAACTGATCGCTTTCAGCTTGCGCTGCTGCTGATGCTTGAGCAGCTTGAGCAGTAGAAATAGCTTGAGCATCTCTAGCCATTTGAATAGCAGCCATATCAGAAATAAGATTCTGCTGTGCATTTTCCATACCAGCAGCAATAGATAAATCTTGCTGATTCTTAGCAAAGTCATAAATGGTTTCAGTAATGTAACTCATCGTGTTCAACATGTCAGCACCACTCATTTGCTGAGAGAACAACATATCTTGCGTAGCTCCAGTAATAGGATCAAATAAACTAGGATCAGCTTGAATACCTAACTCAGCTAACGTTTCTACAGCAGCGCCCTGTCTAAGCTCAGGTCGTTTCAGTGCTTCTTCAAAACGATCATTTCGAGCATCAGTACGATCAGCATACATATTAGTAATGCGATCTATGTCAGCAGCGAAACCTTGATCAGAACTTATTTGAAGGTCATCTAAGTAACCTGTAATAGAATCAAACTTATCTTGAACAGCTTGTTCTTGATTAGCGAAGTAGTTTTCATAGGCAGCACCTATTCCACCACCGCCAGCGCCACCACCACTGTCGTCACTGTCAAAATTAAAATCTATTTCTTCAGGGGATTGAGTTGAAGCTACGAGGTCGGCGTTTGCTCCAAAGTTACCAAATATAGGATCTTGAGAAGGATCAACCATTTGACTGTATTGATTAAGGAAACGATTGTATTCCGCATCTTGATAAGCAGGACTTATTGCAGTTCCGCCAGTAAGATTGTCTAGTCGCTTATCTTCAGTACGTTGCTCAAGTTGCAAATGAGGTCTGAACTGCGCTAACTCTAGCGGTGTTGGCGTTAACTGTTCAAACGTTGCATCATCATCATGTGGTCCACCATGTGGCATTATGCTGCACCTCCAGCGCCTCTAACCATAGAAGCAACTAACGCTTGATACTGATTACTAGTCAAATTGCCACGCAAACCCTCTAAATCAGAAATAGACATTGCATCTTGTAGATTACTCGTCATCATGTTCTGCATAAAATCTTCATCTGCCCTGTTCCTAGCACGCATAATGTTACTCGCTAGCTCACGACCACCACGCTGATACTGCCCACTGTCTATCATTCCACGCCTATTAAACTGACCAGGTAAAGCCCTATAAGCTCTTTCCTCAGAAAGACCCATATCAATATCGTTTCGAGCTTTATTCCTACGCATCAAATCACGCTGATACTCGTTCTGCATCAACCCTTTCTGCGTATTTAATGCAGCCTGTTGATACGTTGGCGCTACGCTCCCTGCAAATCCCCCCAAAGAAGCAGAAGCTATATCTTGGTAAGTATCTAACCCATACCCTGTTGCTGACATGTATCCTCCTACTTAAAGCCTATTCTGTCCCAGTAAATTCTTTACAATGCGTGCATTCACACTCTTTCATGTGATTTAACAACGCTGCTATACGCACCGCCTGCACACTAATAAGAAATTCCTGTGGATAACGTGCCTGTATTTCTTGCAGTATTGCGTCTGTAGCTACTTCCATTATGCTCCTTCAGGTTTATTAGGAAACTCACAAATATCATTACTCATGATGGCGTGCCAGTAAAGTAAGTCGCTGTTACTTGAATCTTGTCACCTGTACCCCAAGTAAATGGGCTTCCACTAGTCACAGCGGAACGTATGACTTTGTTACTTACAACGGCTTGGTCATAAATAACTAGTTCACTACTCGTCATGTTTACTAGTAAAGGGTAATTGCTACCACCGTCTTCAACTGCTAAACCTTCGCCAGTTACTATTTGGTTTGTTTCTGCTACTGCTACAGGCACTGTAAAACTAGGGTTAGTGCTCATAGCGCTCGTACTACCAAAAGTAAAGCTTACTGAAACAACAATTAAATTATTTATTTGCAAGAAGGCTTTGTAATCATACGATCCGTTTCCTTCTGTTAAGTTTGTCCATGATGGATCAAAGTCTGTAATGACCCCTATACCGCCAGCAAGAATGTTTAACTCAGCAGCAGTAGCTGTAACAGCCGTACCACCTAACTTCAAACCAGCAACATCTAAATTAGTTCCATCAAACACCATGTTAGAAGAACCAGCAAAAGCATTACTACTATTAAACTGCACTTGAGTGTCAGAACCAGCAGCAGTACCAGAAGGACCAGTTGGACCAGTTGGACCAGTTGGACCAGTGCCTCCTGCGGGTCCAGTAGGACCAGCAGGACCAGTAGAACCAGTAGGACCATCGGGACCATCAGGACCATTTGGTCCAGTTGGACCAGTGGGTCCAGTGCCTCCTGCGGGTCCAGTAGGACCAGCAGGACCAGTAGAACCAGTAGGACCATTAGGTCCGTCAGGACCGTCAGGACCAGCGGGACCAGTAGGACCAGCAGAACCGCTAGGTCCAGTAGGTCCTGTAGGACCAGTTGGACCAGTACCACTAGGTCCAGTAGGACCTGTTGGACCTGTCGGACCTGTCGGACCAGTTGGTCCATTAGGTCCTGTAGGACCAACTAAAGACGTTCCAGAACCCCAGCTACCACTTGATTTAGGACCAAAGATTTCATTATCGCCAGTATCAATGTAGAAATCACCATCTGAACCTGTAGGACCAGAAGGATCTCCAGAACCATTTAATACTGTTTTCCCAGCAGTTCCTGTTGGTCCAGTGGGTCCAGTAGGTCCAGTAGGACCAGTACCACCTGTTGGACCAGCAGGACCAGTGGGACCTGCTGGACCGTCAGGACCGTCAGGTCCAGTTGGTCCAGCGGGTCCAGTGCTTCCCGTAGGACCAGTAGGTCCAGTATCTCCTTGTGGTCCCTGTGGACCTGTAGGTCCAGTAGGTCCACTTGGACCGTTAGGTCCAGCAGGTCCAGTGGGTCCAGCAGGACCAGTACTTCCACCTGGCCCTGAAGGACCAGATGGACCATCATTGCCTTTAGAAGCTAATGTTTGCCAATACGAAGTGTCGCCAGGTGTGTTACCTGTCGTTGCTTGTCTAGCAACATAAGAAGAACCATTGTAGGCTACAACATCTCCAGCAGCATACGTTGTAGACGCTGAGTACGTTCCTTCATAATCAGGACCGTTAGTCATTGTTATTTCAACTTGTGGTCCTAGCAGTTTGGTGTATTGGATATCTCTAGGCATTAATATTTAACTCGCATCAATTACAACTACAGGTTTTTCATATTCTGTAATCATTTTCCCATTATCATCTGTAATTGAACTATCTATTATTACTTGATCTTTACGTTCTCCTATAACCATCCAGTTACAAACAGCACCATTTGGACCAGAAACAGATAAAGTTTTTCCAGAAAGTGACCACGTTATTTCATTACCAGAACTTGCTACCATTGACCACGCATTTGTATTTAACGCTTCCCAAGTCCCATCAACCATGTCTGAAACTTCATCTAAATCTATCAATGTTGAATCTTCACCCAAAGTAACGGTTCCCCTATAAATGTTATCTGCTTTTGGTCCTTCAATAAATGAATGACGCAAACGCCAATCACCGCCTTTAGTAGGGTGAGGAATATCAAACGAACCTGACCCTTTCGATAAAGCGCCAGTTACACTTAAATCAGAAGTAGCGTTAACAGTATCTGCACGCAAATCTATAGAATGAAGTTCTGCTCCGCCAGCTCGTGGTCCTATATAGAAAGTACCTCCTACTGGACCACTAAACCAAAGACGAGTGTTATCTGATCCTGTTCCAGTGTTGTCAGCATAAATGTCATAGCCCTCTTTGAAGTTGATTTGAAAGTTTGATGATCCTGCTGTTGTATTAGTTAAATTAATTTTTGCATTTCCCCATAACTCAAGATCATCTTCTGCTTGATCCCATAACAAGAAAGCTCCACTTTCTGCACCAAAGAATTTTACATTATGACCAGTGTCATCCACTCCAACCGTGATTGTGCCATTAACATCTAAATCACTACCAACGTATAACTTCTTAGCGATACTAGCGCCACCTTCACAGCGCAAAGCGCCAGTGTCACCAGTAGCGTCAGAAGAATCAGTAGTATCTGTAATATCTACAACACCGCCAATAGTGGCAGTTCCTGAAGCAGTAAACGTTGCCACCCCTGTTGTACCAGTTGCAGTAATGCCACCATTAGCAGTTACCAAACCACTAAATGTAGCACCAGTAAGCGTAGCCAAACCAGGTGAAGTATTCACATAGTTTTCAATAGTTGCAAAGTTAGCATTCATTGCAGAAGCAGTAATAACCGTTCCTGCTGTAAAATCATTGACTGAAAGAGCCATTATCGTAATCTCCTTGGTTTATAGGTAAACATAATTCCATTAATTTCCCAACTACTAGATTCAGTTGGACCATTAATCTTTAACGCAACAGACTTGGCACTACCAAGACTCTGCACACGAACGACATCAGTTATCTTGTTAGCTGACTCAGCACCCCAAATACCTTTATTAGAGTCACCGCTTTCATCCTCATAAGCCCACGTTGCAGTATCCCACACAGAAGAAGACTCTCGACCAAGTATATTAATATCTACTGTCTTGCGAGAAGAAGCCTTGTCATAGTCTGTGTAGACTTCTACAGCCATAGTCAAAGTAGACGCAGCATCCATAATAACCTGAGGTCTCCCCCAACGTTTTTTAGTTACAGGATTCTTACCTGAAAGCCAAGGAGTAGTAAAATGAGAGTCTACATGAGTAGCATTAGAGCCATCATAGGCATCAGTAGGATTAGATTGTTCAAGTTTAATAACACGACCTGCGTTAGCAGTCGTCTTGCAAGCTCCCAACAAAATAGGCTCTCCACCTGGAGGAGCATGTACATGCAACGTAGTAGCATCAATATCAGTTAAAGTCCAAGACTTCATAGTAGGATCAAAAACCATAACATGACGTTTCGTTACTTGAGTGCCTGACTTGTAGTATTCCAACATGTCAAGCGAAAGATATAAACGATTCTCAAACCAAGCTAGTTGTGGTGGAGTAGTAAAGCTAATCCTGCCATTATCTATAGCAGGTCTTAGCTTCTCAAACACATTGGTAAAACTTTCGCCATTGTACAGATATACACCTGCACGATCATGCCAAAAGAACACACCATATGGTGTTGATACAGGGGATGACAACGCTATCGAACCTACATCTCTAGATAGCGCAGTTAGTTGGAAAGAATCAGAATCAAACCCATACATAGCATGAACACTATTGTTCTTAAATATGAGCAAACGATCAGCAAGAGGAACTAACGCAGTAATAACGTCACCACGTTCACCTACATCTATATCTACATAATCTGTGTTAGTCCACTTTTCAGGCTGGTTGGTGTTAGACCAACGCAACCTAGAATTGTAATAAGTAGAACCTTCGTTAGTTTTACCTACCCAAGCAAAGTTGTTCCAAAATGTTACATACTGAGCAATAGGAAAATTACCAGCGCTCCCATCAAGTGTTGTGCCTAAATCAGCAGCAGATGAACCATCCCATTTGAAAGACACTTTGTCACCTGACACACCATAGAATACGTTATTCATTGTCATGCCGTACAGTCGAGAACCATTAGTTCTTGCAGTCGGTCCTGTTATAGCAGTAAAGGCAGCTCCTGAACTTCTAGCAATAGCAGTTCCATGATTAGCAATAATTTGCGAAGTACCACCATCAGTAAAAAACGAAGCCAAACCTTTTACTTCAGCTCCTAAAGCACTCGTATTTATAGCTGTTACACCATTACGCAATGTAACCCCACCACGAGGGTCAACGTCAACGTTTAATAAATCAGGGGATTCATTAGGGGCCAGGTTAAACTGATCTGTTCTAAAATTTAACCCACCAGAGAAACTCTCAAGAACTTCTGTTTTGTAGCCTTGTTTTGCCATAGGCTACTCCCAGCTATAACGTAAACGGTCAGGCATAAAAGACTGCGATCTCAACTTAGAAGTATTGCGCCTGTTCAAAATTAGCGGTTGTGGAGTCGGAACGTCTATATGTCTAGCCCTTAAATTATCTAGCTCTCTAGCAAATATAGAATAATACTGTTGAGCCATTCCAGGGTCTTCTTGCTGTTCATACGCACGAGCAGCACCATAGGTCGCAAACAATATATGGAAAGGCTCAGGGAAATCAGTTGGCGAAGTACCATCAGTAGAACCTACACCAAACGCAGTAGGTTTCTTATATCCCCGAACATAAATAGTTTGGGCTGAGGAGGGAGTAGGATACAAACGTATCTTCTCAGCCCAATTAGAAAAATAATATACGTCACCATTGCTATTAGAGTTAAGTGGATAAACTAAATCACCATCATCTCTACCAAGATAAGTAACAACATGATCGTCTGTTCTTAAAGATGCAACATCACGCAACCCTCCAGTGTTCGTTACAAGAACAGACGAAGAAGATTCCAAATCATAATCAGAAGTACCATTAACGGTAGAAAAAGTATCTTCTGCTTCATAGAAACCCCATCTTTTTTCAGAATATACTACTTGATCGTAGCCTTCGCCTATAAAGCGGTTAAGTATATCATCTGAAATGTCGGTAGCGTCTATGTCAAGCAAACCTCGAATGTAAGCTCGCATTTCTTGAATTTGCATAGTTACTCCCTGTTCGTATGGAATGTGCAAAGATCACTTCCCGCAGGGGGTCGCCCTTTACAGGCTTCCCCACTACGGGTTAGTGACTTGCATGTGCTAACTGTAGGTGTAGGTTCCGCTTCCATTACGCTGGTGTCCATGACTTGTCGGACATTCCGTGAGGGTCCAACTCCTTCAGGTCTAGGAGTACTTTCTCGAAAGTTTTCCTTTGGTTGACCATAGGGTCGTGAACCAGCTTTATGTGCGTAAGCGTAACCTCTACCCATCAGCAACTTAGTCTGTTAGACCAACGAGCAAACCTTGTCGTGCTCTGTTGCTTGTTGTTAGCTCGCCGTAACAAAGAATCTGTGAGAACACAGCGTCTTGTGCAGTTGGGCGTACAAACGGTGTTGGTTTGAACCAAACATCGCTATGAGCAACAAGTTGTAGATACTTCGTGTTCAAAAAGTACATTTTGCCATCTAGGTTTGAATCTGAGTCAAACGTAACAGGCGCACCTTTGAACAGAAGGTTCTGGAACCCGCTGTCAGCCATGTCAGTATCTGTGTACCGAATGTTGCTTGTTAATAGAGACTCATACTTTTCGTATTCGTCTTGATCTGTAATGATGATCGTTGGCTGATCGTTACCTACAGAAACATTGTTGTACATGGTTGCCATAGCAGCCACACTTAGATTACTACCTACGTTAGTAACTGATGATCTCCACCATGTGTTGTTAGAACCTGATGCGTCAATGCCACCAATAGCTGAAGCGCTAGGTCCATCGTTGCTTGTTCCAACAATACCGCCAATGCCCATCCAGTCTTTAGCGCTGTTACCAGAACCGTCTGCATAGAACATGGAGTTCATGTTTTCAATTATTGTTTCTTGGGTTTGGAAAATCTTGCCTTCTAGAAGGTCAATGATTTGTGCCTCACCATTATTTTTTGCTTCTTCTATACCGTTGATTGTTACAGTTGCAGCATACTGTTTCCAGTTGTACTCAGCAGCAGAAATGCCTGTTTGAGCAGTTGTGGATATAGTATCTGTTCCGCTGTATGAACCAGCAGTTGAGTTCGTTCCATAAATTACTGGAACAACTATCTTAGCACCACCACTAATACGTCGAATAGTTTGACCATTTGTCAAAGCGTAGAACAAAGGTCTAGCTGTGAAAATGTTGTCAACTAAGCGAGGTACATAGTTGTTTAAGGTCGTGGTAAGAATTTCATCAAAATTAGCGTTACCCGCCATATTCTTATCTCCTTAGAGGTTAATTGTTTAACTGTTGTTTTGCTAAAGCGAAAGCATCTCTAAGTGAAGTAACTTTAGGAGTAGGTTCAGTTTCGGTTCCCTGTTGGGTTGACCCTCCAGGCGTAACTACAGCAGCCTCACGTTTTTTATTGGTAATCTCTTGTTCTTGCGATAATTTATCCGCTGTAGATTTTACCTCATTAAATCGAAGATGAGTATACGCAGCCTCAAGGTTAGGTATACCGTTCTTCAACGCATGGTTTAATAGTTCTTGCCTGTCAAACTCTCCATATTTTTCTTGCAAAGTTTTAACTTCTCGCTCTACTTGCTGAACTCTCTGCGCTTGCTCTTGTTTGGCTATTTTATTTTCTAATTCAGATATTTTACTCTGAACAGGATCAGCCTCTTCGTAATCGTCATTGTTTTGAGATTGTTGAGGTGTTCCATAGTCTACATTGTATGACCTAGCAAGAGTCTGTAAAGTCCCATGCGGATCATATTCTAATGCTGACACAATAGCTTCCGCTTGTTGCAAGCGTTCCTTTTCAGCAGCTACCTCTTGCGTTTTGCGAGTATAATCCGCTTGCCGTTGGTAACCATTTTGAAGTTCTTCAAGGGTGACCTGCTGTTCCTCACCATCTACTTTGACGGTATATGCAGGTTCCTGTTGTACTTCTGTAGAAGTTTCAAGGGTATCCTCTGTATTAGTGGGTTCTATAGCTTCTGTTGTTTCAGACACAAAGTCCTCCTAGGAGTCTCGATAATAAGTTGTTCCTATAAGTAAAGCACAGTGTCCCACTAAAGGGAAGGTAATTGTAATCCCATTTGTCCCTGCAACTGAGCTAACAACTCAGGAGGAACTCCACCAGTAGGCGCAAATGCTCCACCTTCAGGGCCAGGAGCAGGTGGGCCAGGTGGTGGCATAGGTGGACCGCCAGCAGGTGGACCCTCAGCAGGAGGACCACCAGCAGGATCAGGTTGAGGTTGTTGTTGAACCATAAACCTTTCAGGGTCTTTGATATTAAATCCATTTTCAAGAATGTGCATAGCTAATGCTGAAGGATCAATAACTTGCCCTACAAGAGGTGCAATAGCGTTCATTAAAGAAATAGCTTGTTGCTTTCTAATAGTTTCATTCATAGGCTGTGTAGAGCCAGCTTGAACACTAAAGTCGTATTCCCCTACTATTTCTTCTCTAGAATAAGGAATCCATAGAGTTTCTCCTCCTCGCATATTCATGCGAGCAACTTGTTCTCCAGTCATAAACTGTTGCATTAGTTGTAAAACTCTTCGAGCTACATGCGAAATACCAATTTCTATAATAGCTAATTTGTCAGCAGCACGAGCATTTTGAGCATCTGCAATAATGCTTGCTTCTGTAGCTGTACGCCGTATTTCAGGCATAGCCCCACGAGCATATTCTGATATACCCGAAACTGTATTAATATCGTTTTCTATTATGTTTGAATAGTTGTAAATTTCAGGAGATACTGGAATTTGAGGCATTGGCATAACTACCTCAGTAAGAGGTTTATTCTCATCAACAACAGGCACAAGCCTACCATCTTCATCTGATTCTAATGCTTCACGACCTTCAGGTCCAAAAGAACGTTCATGGTACAAGTACTTTCTTGCATATCTTTTTCTATCGTTCATTAACTGGCTACGAGTTTTATCTAGCTCTAATTGCAAAGACTCAATAGATTCAAGGTCGCCTATAGGATAAAAATGATCAGGAACGTCATAGTTCCGTAACATAACAAATGGTTGTCCGTACGCATATGGCATTGGTATAGGGTCTACAAGAAACTCATCACTGTTATCTGCATAAACACAAACTGTGTTATTCATGTTGTCATAGTATTCCCATATAACAACTTGTTCATCTAAGTATTCTGCTTTATCTTCTGAATAGCTACCATCTCCGTAAGTGTTGTACATAGAAGAAGACGTTAAACGTTTCCTAACAGATGGTTTGTATCGTTTATCTTTTTTAGCCATTTCCAACGGAACAACAATTTTTTGTGCTATCCATTTTATATCTTCCATACATGTAGCTTGCGGATCAACATACACATCAAAAGGGCTAACTCGTTCTACAAACGGCTGATCTTCTACTACTCGCATAATCGTACTAGGTATATTTGCGTTTATTTCTTCATTGTCAGGCAAATCACCAGCTAAATCAGGTTGTTCCATAGCAAACATATCAGCTTCAAGAATTGATTGATTGACTAGAGCTTCACGCTCTACGTCAGTAATCATTTGTTCTTGTTCAACGAACTTCCAACCAACTTTTATCCACCCATGTCCAAAGATTAAAAAATCTTTTACAGTACGTCTAAAGGGCGCTCGAAAGTCGTGATGTCGCCACAGATGGTTAATAACTGCTTCAACAAAAATAGCTCGGTCTTTATCTTCAGGGTTATTAGCGTGAACAACTACTTTAGGGTAGTTAACAGCAACAGAAGGTGCTATTACGTTTACTGTTGAAAAAGCTAAATTAACAGCAATTAAATCTTGATTATTTACTGTTGTACCTGGCCAATGCTTACCACGATACAAGTCATTTAGTCTACGCCAAGTTTGATCTATTTGTTCGCTTTGTCGCCATTCACGAGACTTATCAACTTTTTCTTGTGCTTCTTGCAATAACTCTTGCCGAGTTTTTTTAGCCATATCAAACCCTCGCTATGTTCCTACCTTGAGCTTTAGCTTCAGATACTACTTTGTTCTCTAACTGCCTATTGGTTAAATCCTGTTCATCAGGAGCCAAAGCAACTGATTTCCAACCACGTTTTAAGTCAAAAGTTAAACCTTTTAACTTAAGATGGCGTTCATAAAGTTCTTTAAGTTCTTCTTTGGGAACGTCACCTCGAAGGTTGGTTACATAGTCTACAAACTCTTCATAGGTAGCCCCGTCATGCAGGACTGCCATTAACCAGCGTCAGAACCAGAATAATTTGGCTGATGGTGTGCAGGTTCAATGTTGCCTGTCATACCATGCTGATTTTCAGGAGTTTCACGAACACTAATAGCGCCTTCGTCACTTGTCTGACTTGCATACTTAGGAGTTTCAAACCGTTGACGAGGGCTGTTAGGTCCACCTGGTTCCCAAATAGGATTTGCAACTACGCTGGAGCCTCGCTCCATGCGGTTGTTTTGTCCTTTGCTACCATCTATTGTTTCTGACGCACTTGTGTGCGAAACAAATTTTTTTGCCATTAAAAGCACCTTCCATTAAACATATGTCTATAAGTAAATCACAGTGTCCCACGAATAGTGTGGATACCTATCTGTAAAGGGTTCCCTTCAGGCGTATTATCACCCAAACGAGCAAACCAATCAACAGTCCAATAATCATCCACTTTCGTAACGTACTCAGGTTCATGTGCATATTTCCTCATTTGATTAGCTAAAGCAAGAGCCATAACACGGTCATCATAAGGAGAACCTGACATAGTGCCACGTTGATTTCTAGTAAACGTGCGTAACTCTGCAACTGTATGTTTATCATTAATTTGTAATTCCCAGTTCCGCAAAGCAGAACTTAAGTCATCAATCATTAAAGGCTTAGACGTTCTTGTAGTCTTCCAACCATATTCTTGCCCTACCCTGTTATTCACATTATTTAATTGTCTACGCCTAAACATATTAGGGTATCCCAAATGGCGAAGCTCAGTAATTGTTGTCAAACCATGATTGTTAGACTCTACACAACACAACGCATCTCGATACCACAACCCTACAGCATGTACTTCTTCCGCCAACAGATCAGGGGCAATATGACCATGCCAAATTGCTACTTGTTCACCTGTTCCTACACAAAGCACCTGAATACAAGAGTAGTCACCATGACCTAAACCTTCTGCTGTATCTACCCCCATAACATAAGCTGATGTTGATTCTGGTTCTGTCCACACTTCTAAACTCATTGTCTAAACTCCACATGATTGTTGTTACGCCACATATAGCCTAAAGTTCCACGAATTGTTCTAACATCCATTTCTTGCAAAATGTCTAAATCAAACACAGGATTACCTGACTTAACAAAAGCTTCTTCAGCAGTAGTAGGATATTCTTGAGCTAGTTGCCAAGGCAACATGCTCTCTATCTTCTCTTGATACCAAGCATCTCCCCTATCTTCAGTTGCCGACCAAGGAAAAAACATAGGCGCAAACTTGTTTGCACCAGTAGTAGCACCAACCCAAAGCTGATGATAAAAGTTCCCAGAACCATTCGCAGTGGAAAGACCAATAATGCGACCACCAATGTCAGCAACAGGTTCAATGGAAGCCCAAGCCTCTTCAGGATTAGGGAGAAACGCCCATTCATCCACCACAATAAGACTCGCTGATTCGCCACGAGCTGGATCAGAAGCCGATGGCATCGAAGTAATAAGCGACCCATTCTCAAACCCCATTCTTTGTTGATGTTCCATTAACGACTTAGGACCACGATCAAGCATCCAATCAGGTAAATGCTTAAAACCATATTTCGTTTTCCTTAACAATAACACAGCTTCACGCTCAGTTCTAGACAAATCAATAATGTTCTGATCTGCATGAAAAAACGCCAACCAAAATTGATGAGCAGCTACAAGCGTAGACCAACCAATTTGCCTGGCCTTCAACGTCAAAGAATACCTATGCTCATCCCAATGTTTTAACGCTGTAGCCTGAGCTTGACGCAAATTAAACAGAACACGCCCATGAGCAGGATGCGCTATATACCAGTAATTACGAAGAAAATAATCTTCGTCTTTTATACATCTACGCCACTCAGCTTCTTGTTTTAATTCTGTTAAACTATACACCATGTTAACTAATCATTTCTGGTATATACCAAACGCACTAAACAAAGAAGAAATAAACCACATAACTTTAGAAGGAGATTCACTCATAAATATCAACTCTTTAGAAGCATATCATCATGGAGAAGCAAATCGTTCTTCGCAAATAACTTGGCTTGACGACACTTTAGTAAACGAATATATAGCCAACATAATTGAAGACTCCAACGTTGAAGCAGGATGGTTATTTTCTTTGAAACGACCCGAACAAACCCAATACACGGTATACCAAAAAGCAGACGAATACGACTGGCATATAGACGGGCATCAAGATAGGTATGCAGCAAAGCAACTTGTTTCAGAACCTTTAACACCAATGCCACTAAACAAGACACGAAACCCACTACTAGCAGGTTATGTGCGTAAATTATCTGCAAGTGTAAACCTGAGTGACCCAAAAGATTACGAAGGTGGAACTTTGGAACTACGTTTCCAAAACCAATTTCACTCATTCGAAGCACCCCCACAAGGATCAGCAATAATATTCCCAAGCTTCATAGAACACAGAATACGCCCCATAATTAAAGGCACACGCAAATCCGCAGTAATGTGGTACAACGGACCTCCCATTACTTAACAGTCCAACTCACTATATTGACGCTCATAAAAACCCCACTGTAACTCAGTCAATGTTATTAAATCTACATCCTCAAGCGATTCCCAAAACATAACGCAACTATCCTCTTCTGTATCTTCTTCACCTGAACAATCAGGCGCAAACATAAAAACAGACAATACAGCAGTAACTAAACCAGCTATATTCCTGCCTATCTTTGTTAACGAACGACTTACCTTAGATGTAGCCTCCGCAAATTCTTCTAAATCTTCTGTTAGATCGTCTAACAATTAATCCCCCTATAAACCTTTCTACCATTTAACTTTGTCAGCCCAATACGCAGCAGAACAAACACCCTTCTGAATGTTGCTACGATGCCTAGCCTTAAACGACTTACGCCGAGCCATCTCTTTTTTAGACTTAGGATTCTTACCAGCACCTCGAACACCCTGCTGACCAAACCTAATAACTTTACCACCCGAACAACCATCCCCTTTAGCCAACACAACATGCGACTTTGTAGGATGATCGGGAGTACGTTTAGGTTTATTAAATCCCTCTAACCCTAATCTCTTTAATCTTGGGTCTTTTTCAGCCATTTCTATTTATTCCTTTATGTAAACCATGCGAAGAGTACTGCTTACCCTGCCTAGTTGCCTTCTTTTTAGCCTGATTAGCCTTACTTAACTTAGCCCTACCTTTTTTAGTCGCTTTCAACTGCTTTATCTTCCCCTCAGGAAGATAAACCTCCCCAGTCTTAGACGATTTCTTACCAGACGGAGTACGCCACTGCTGACTAGTCCAAGTATCTAAACTTTGTTGCGATTTAGACTTAGCCATTAGTTCTTGTAGCCTCCCCCACCAGCCTTATAGCGTCGAGCAAGCATCTGCGCCTTACGAGCAGACCACTGACCAGGTTTACCACCCTTACTACTACGTTTAATTTCATTAAACAAACGCTTACGCATAGCAGGTTTCGTATAATTACCAGCCTCATTAACTCTAGATTTAGCCATTACTCACAACTTTCACATATCTCAGGGTTTTCTAAACCACATTCCAACACCTCATCATCTCCCCAATCAATATCATCACCAAAATCATTAGGATCAGACATCTAACCCCTCCATCAACGACTCCAACTCAGCATGCAACTCAGAATCAGACAAACCAGACACCACCCTGTCATCATCAACAACAACTCTACGCTTAGGCGTAAACTTCTCAATGTACTGCAAGTACAACGAAGCAGCCTTAACATCCCCTTGAATAGCAGCAGCGTGTAACGCATCTACAACGCCCTGTGTCCTCTCAGGATGGACATTTAATTCAGCAGCCCTACGGTCCCATTCACGAATAAAACGAGAATCAGCCTTCCAACGCCTAACAGTACGATCATTCAAACCATTCTCAACAGCCCACGCCTTTGACGTAGACGGCTGACGATCCTCCGACAACAGCCAATCCAAATACTTTTTCCAAGTATCAGGCATAACCTTTTCACCTGTATCAGGATCGGTTTTCCAACCTTTACCTCCACCATTCTGTGGCATATAAATCCTCCTATAACAATAACAAATTATGTCCCAACAGAAAAAACTTTGCCCAAAAGTGGGACAGTGAACACTATACAGTATAACAGTGAATGTGACAGCGAGAGCGACCAAACGCTCCGAAGCTGTCACATTCAACAGTCACGTTAATACAGGTACTTGTAGACTCTAACACTCTAATACAACAGTATAAGTCTACAGTGCAGACTGGTCGAGTTCTATTTTCCCCCCGCACTGTAAATGTATATCTATACATATGTGGGTGTGCGACCCCCACCCCCCCTCGGGGTGGTGCACTGTGCCTGGTGGCGCTCGCATGATGCGAACGTGCGTTCGTAAAAACTGAAAATTTGATTGTTTCGTTCAACTGTGCTATACGCAAAACGCAGGCGAACATGTGTTCAGTAATTCTGACCACTCGGGTGGTCAGATAGGCTAGAAATATTTAGGCGTATACCGTTATGAATCTAGGTTTCTCTAGTGGTCCTTGACATTGTTTCTAATCTGTGTCTCTAATGGTATCACTACCGATTGAGGCGGGGTCTAGCAGGTCTAGTTCTCACGGGTAGGCGTTATTTGAAAACTGAATAGGCGTTACGGATTAGGCGAATTTGATAGCGCCTATTCAATGACTAAAGGAGACAGAATGTCTACTGATTTAACCACTGAACAGGTGGCGGATTTAGTAGCTATTAAGAAACTAGCCATAGATTATGGCAAGGGAATTAATAGCGCTCTAATTACGCTCATTGTTTCAATAATGGAAAAGCTACAAGATCCAAAATGGGGAAAAATTACCGTAAGGAAATTTAGTTCCTACATGGCAAAAGTAGCGATGGATAACCAAGAGAGTGTTTATCTAAAGCGATCACAGCTAACGAAATATTTAGCAATTGCGAATGCTTTTAATGCGTGGAATTTAACCGCTAAAGACGTGGAGAAAACATTCTCCAAAGAAAAGGCGGGTTTGACGGTCACAGTTGCAAATCAACTTTGCAAAGTTGATAGGCAAGGTAAACAAGTTCAGACTAAAGCCAAATTTACGGCTTTTGTTAATAAAATGAACGGCTTGAAAGATGACGATAAACGCAAGCAAGCTATAGAAGATAAG